ATTTAAACCGGATACCAGAAGATTTAGGCGGTGACTTGTATCTTATTAACGGAAATATGACTAAGCTAGCAGATGCAGGAGCCTTTGCTAATAACAAAATAGAAGCAACAAAGGAGGTAAATAAATGAAAAAGTTTTGGAATTGGATAAAAAACGAAGATACCCGAACCATTTATTTTGACGGCTACATTGCTCAAGATAGCTGGTTTGACGATGACATTACACCGAAAAAATTCAAGGCCGAGCTTTTATCAGATAGCGGAGATATTTCGGTATGGCTTAATTCACCAGGTGGAGATGTTTTTGCAGGAAGTCAAATATACACAATGTTAAAAGAATACGCAGGAAAAGTAAGTGTTAGAATTGATGGACTAGCTGCAAGTGCAGCCTCAGTGATCGCTATGGCAGGTGATGAAATAATTATGTCGCCGGTAGCAATGATGATGATTCATAATCCAGCAACTGTAATTTTTGGTGAAGCTGCAGACCTTCAAAGTGGTATAAAAATGCTTAGCGAAGTAAAAGAAAGTATTATTAATGCTTATGAGCAAAAAACTAATTTACCGAGAAATAAAATATCTAATATGATGGACGCAGAAACCTGGTTTAGTGCTCAAAAAGCAGTGGAACTAGGCTTTGCAGATAAAATCCTCTACGCACCTGAAACTAATGATGCGAAAGAGGGTTTTATTTTTGACAAAATGACAGTAACAAACTCTCTAATTAATAAGCTACCTAAATCCCAAAAAGAATCAGTAGATATTTTTACAGGTACGGACTATAAAGACTTAATGAAACGACTAGAGCTATTAAAACAATAAAATTGGAGGAATTATTATATGAATAAAATTTTAGAACTACGTGAAAAACGTGCAAAGCTTTGGGACAGTACCAAAGCTTTTTTAGATTCAAGACGAAATGAAAATGGTTTATTATCAGTAGAAGATACGACTACCTATGAAAAAATGGAAGCTGACGTTATAAACTTAGGGAAAGAAATAGATAGATTAGAACGACAAGCTGTACTAGATTTAGAACTATCTAAGCCAACTTCTACTGCAATAACAAATAAACCAAGTCAACATCAAGATAATGAAAAAAACGGTCGGGCCTCAAACGAATACAAAGCTGCATTTTGGAAATCCATGCGTAACAAAAATAACTTTGAAATTCACAATGCTTTACAGGTTGGAACAGACAGCGAAGGAGGATATTTAGTACCAGATGAATTTGAACAAACCCTTATTGAAGCACTAGAAGAAGAAAATATTTTTAGACAATTAGCTAAAGTAATAACAACATCTTCGGGTGATAAAAAAATTCCTGTAGTTGCAAGTAAAGGCACAGCCTCATGGGTAGATGAAGAAGGTGCAATTCCAGAATCAGATGATGGTTTCGGTCAAGTATCTATTGGAGCATATAAACTAGCAACTATGATTAAGGTGTCGGAAGAATTGCTAAACGATAGTGTATTTAATCTAGAACAATATATTGCTAAAGAATTTGCAAGACGTATTGGAGCTAAAGAAGAAGAAGCCTTCTTTGTTGGTGATGGTTCAGGTAAACCAACAGGCATTTTTAATGAAATTGGTGGTGCTGGAATTGGAGTAACAGCATCAAGTGCTACATCAATAAGCATGGACGATATCATGGATCTTTTCTACTCGTTAAAATCACCTTATCGTAAAAATGCTGTCTTTGTAACCAACGACGCAACTATTAAAAACATCAGAAAATTAAAAGATGGTAATGGTCAATATTTGTGGCAACCCTCGGTTACAGCTGGTCAGCCAGATACAATTTTAAATAGACCAGTAAAAACCTCAGCTTATGTGCCGAGTATTGCTGCGGGAGCAAAAATAATTGCGTTTGGAGATTTTAGCTACTATTGGGTAGCCGATCGTCAGGGAAGAGCCTTTCAAAGATTAAATGAACTTTTTGCCGCAACGGGACAGGTCGGCTTCAAGGCAACACAGCGTGTTGATGGCAAGCTCATATTAAATGAGGCAATTAAAATATTGCAAATGAAAGCATAATGAGGTGAAACTAAATGACGATAAAAAATTACTCAGAACCAGGTGGCGATAAATGGGTAGTTAATGGAGTCTTAGAAATAACTCAAGAAGGTAATTTACTTATAAACGGCTTGCCATTAAAAAGTATAGAAAATCAAAAAGAAAGTGCAGCTACAACTATTGCTGATTTAAAGATGGACTTTAACAAATTACTTGCAAATTTAAAACTAGCTGGTCTTATGGAAAAAGATAATGAATAATGCGGTAATTAGCGTGGCTGAAATAAAAGAATATTTAAGAATAGACGGCGAGGAGGAAGATAACCTTCTCGCTGATTTATTATTAGCCGCTAAGGAGCATTGCGAAAACTACTTAAACGCAAGTTTACCAAATGAAATACCAACTTCAATTAAGCAAGCGATACTAATTTTAATCGGGCACTTCTACGAACAACGTATTGGTGAAGACATTCCTAAAGTAGTTTATACCTTGCTTTCACCGTATAGGGCTTATAAATGGTAGGTGAAGATATGAATCCAGGAGAGTTAAACTGCCGAATTAATTTATTAAAACCAGTAAAAGAAGTAGATGAACAAGGTGGTTATGATGTTAAATATGCAAAAATTACAGCCCTGTGGGCAAAGATCACAGCTAAAACTTCTAAAAGTGTAGACAAATATGAGCAATTAGTACCTGAAATATTACACAAAATTATTATTCGTTATCGCAGTGATATAAACATAGATGATCGCTTTGAGTACAAAAACAGAATTTTTGAGCAGCTTGGACCGCCGATAAATGAAGGTGAACGAAAAGCATATCTAATATTAGAGTGCCGGGAGGTCGTAAAAGGTGAAAATTAAACTTAGAGTTACAGGTATAGATAAATGTTTAAAATTTGGCGAATTAATTACAAGTAACGTAAGCCAGGCTATTGAAAAAGAAACTCAAGCAGGTGCAAAGGAAATTCAAAAACGTGAGCAAGCTTTAGCGCCGATAAAAACCGGTAAACTTAGAAAAAGCATTGTAAACCGTAAAGGTAAATATGGCATTTCAAGAATGGTAAGAGCAAAAGCGCCACATGCTCCGCTTCAGGAATATGGAACTAAGCGAGGCGTTAGAGCTAAATATTTTTCTAAAAGAGCACGTGAAGAATTGCTGCCAAGCATAAAAGATAAAATTCGTGCAGCTGTTAAGCGTGAGGTGAAAAATTGAAGCGATCGCCTGTAACGGCCTTAAATAAGGCGTTATATACAAGGCTTAAAAATATCTTTAAAACCCCTGTATATGATTTTGTCCCAGTGGGTAAAAAACCACCATATATAGTGCTAACAGATACTCAAACACAAAATTGGCAAACAAAAACCATCGAAGGTGCGGTAGTATCGGCAACAATTAAGATCATTAGTGACTATCAAGGGGATAAAGAAGTGGCCGAACTAGCAGATAAAATAATTTTAGCTATTAATAAAGCATCACTAGAGCTAAGTGACGCTTGGCAAATTGTACTTTTTAACTTAGACAGTTATTGTATAGAACGCTTAGAAACACAACGTGAAGCTACCATAATACTGCGTTTTACAATTATAGATACAAAGGAGTGATAAAATAATGGCTTTACTTCCAAGTGATGGAGTAGATTTCTTGCTAAAAGTAAATACAGGATCAGAAGAAAATCCAAGCTGGATAACCATTGGTGGACAAAGAGGTGCAACACTAAGCATGACTGCTGCAATGATTGATGCGAGCAATAAAATGTCAGGAGCATGGACTACTAGTGTGCCGGGACTTATGAGCTGGAGCATAGATGCAGATGCGGTAATTCTAACAGATATCGCAGGTATGGCAGTAGAAGCAGGTAGACAATGTTTACTTTCTTCCTTTTATAATAGAAAACTTGTGCATGTTCGTTATGTAAGAAAAGATGGTAGTAAATTTCAAGGTTATGCAGCTATTACAGATTTATCTGAAGAAGCACCACATGATGATGTGGCAACTTATAAAATTAAACTTGAAGGCAGTGGTGCCCCAGAAGAAGTAAATGGCATGAGGCAAGTAGAAACGGCAACTGTAGCAGGTAAAGTAACTTCTAGTGGTAATGCTATTTTTACAATTACAGCATTGGGACTAACTAACTCATTAAAAGTAATAAGTGTAGAAGTTACAGAAAAAGATTCTGCTGCAGTTGTAGCGCAAAAAGCTCGTGAAGCCTTAGAAGCAGATAGCGAAATAACTAAAATCTTTGATATCAATGGTATTGGCGCAGCAATAGTATTAACTAAAAAGCTTGCTGAAGATAACGATGCAACGTTAAATATAGCAATAGCAAATGACACCTGTAAAGGTTTAACTATAGCGCCATACTCAAAACATATAACCCCGGGAATTGCACCTAGTTTAAATTAAACTTAGGAGGAGATTTATTTGACAGGACCTGTATATATAACAATTGGCGGTAAAGAAAGAAATCTTAGATATGACATTAATGCTGCTGCAGAAATGGAAGAATTAATGGGTGGTAAATCACTATTATATGTGATGAGCAATCCAATGGCAGCAGGTTTTTCAGCAATTAGAATTTTACTGTGGGGAGGGCTAAAGCACGCAGAAAAAGGCCTAACTTTACAACGAGTAGGATTGATGATGCAAGAATATATGGAGGCAGGCGGAACAATAGAAACACTTGCTGCAAAAATTGGTGATGCTGTACGTAAATCTAAAATAATGGGTGAAGAAACTGAAAATCAAGTAGAAAGTAGTGAGCTGGGAAACGGGAAATAACTACTGTAACAGAGTGGATTGAGGTTATGGAGCCGGTAGCCTATGGCGCGTTAGCACTAAAACCTTGGGAGTTTGGTAGATTAACTTTTGGCGAATTTCAAGGTTTAATAGATGGATACATTTGGAGAACTGAGCAGAAGCAAATTGCTAATGCAAGATTGGTGGCACCAATAATAAACACTTGTACGAGCCATGAATTAAAAAGACCAGTTACAGTAGAAATGCTTATGGGGATAGATGCTGTAAATAAAAAACAGGTTAAAAAGACTAAAAAAGAAATGCAAGCTGATATAACAAAACTAGTAGCAGAAGTGGGGTGATAAAGTGGCTGGAAATGCATCTATGACTATATTTATTGGTGGAGATAATTCAGACTTTATAAAAAAGTGGGAAAGTACTAAACGTGCTTTAAAAAGAGGCCTTGGTTCTGAAGCAATGTCGTTTTCTGAAAGTATAGTAGAAGGCTTTGCAGCCGCAACTGCTGCTATGGGAGCTTTAGGTATTGCCAGTATCAAGATGGCAGGAGATATGCAAGCAAATAAAAAGGCTTTTTCTACATTACTTGGAGATAGTCAACAGGCAGAAAAGTTCCTTGGAGACTTAGCTAAATTCGCTGCTGAAACTCCCTTTGAACTTCCAGGACTTGCAAATGCCTCAAAAAAACTATTAGCCTTTGGTTTTTCAGCTCAAGATATTATACCGATGATGGCCGCAATTGGTGATGCAGCCGCAATGCTTGGTGTAGGTCAAGAAGGTATAGATAGGCTAACCTTAGCAATAGGGCAAATGCAGGCAAAAGGTAAAGTATCGGCAGAAGAAATAATGCAGCTGGCGGAAGCTGGCATCCCCGCTTGGAAGTTTCTCGCCGATGCCATTGGAACAGATATTCCAACCGCGATGAAGATGGCTGAAAATGGAGCAATAGATAGTACTACTGGTATTAATGCTGTATTAATTGGAATGCAAACAAAGTTCAAAGGTGGAATGCAAGGCTTATCGCAAGAAATACCAGGACTATTTTCAACGATAAAAGATAATGTTTCTGCTGTTATGCGTGAAATTGGCGATAAGCTAATTGCTGCTTTCAATATAAAAGAAAAAATGAAGGATGTTGTAGATTACCTTGACCAGTTTGCAATGTATGTAAAAAATAATGGTATTAATGAAGCATTGAGAAATTTAATACCTAAAGAATTATCCTTAGCAATTTTTGTAGTAGCAGGAGCTCTTGTTGGTGCTGCAATTCCAGCAGTTATTAGCTTTGGTATAGCTTTATGGACAGCGCTAGGACCGTTGCTACCTTTTATTGCGGCTGGAGCTGCTTTGGCTGCAGTAGCCTGGGCGATTTGGCAAGCTTGGGAACCGTTAGGTGAGCTTTTTAGTAGTGTTTGGAATGAAGCTGTAAGCTACACACAACAAAAATGGGCAGAATTAAAAAGTT